GTGTTTTATAACATTTTTAGTTATAATTTTTTTGGAGGTCTTGAAATGAAAGAATTTAATGTAACTTTGTTTTCTCGAAGATTAAAAGAAGAGCGACAATTTAAGAAAATATCACAAAAACAAATGGCTGCGGAATTAGGAATTTTACAACCTGCATATGTGCGTCTTGAAAAATGTAAGTATCAAATGTCTTTTGAAACCTTGGTTTATATTTGCCAGCGCTTAGAAATTTCGGCTGATTACCTACTCGGCTTAACGGATTGAAAAAAGCGCCGCCCATTCGGGTAGCGCTTAGAAAACTTTTGCATGAAGTATTGACTTTTGAAAATTTTGGTGATATAATAAAATCACAACAAGGGCAAAACCTCTCAACGGTTAGCCTATGTAACGATTAAATAACCGCCACCCGATGCTAACGTGGGCGGTTATTTTTTTATGTGTACAATGATTTTGTCATGTGTAACTCGGAAAGACTGTATCACTCCGACATCTACGAGAAATGCCAGTAGTAGAATATAATCATATCCCATAAAAACCACCTCCTTTTACGGAAGTGCTAACCGCCTTTAAGGTCTCACCCTCATTGCTTGTTTTTTATCTTAGCACATCTTTCGACATTTTGCAACAATTTTTTCGTCCCTGTTTTGGTTCGGTTCTCCGAGCCGCTGACGCGGGGGATGGGGGGAGTGTTTACACCCCCACAGCGCCCGACGGACTGTTTCGGGCTATATAATATCCTTTACGACGGGCAGTCGCAACGATAGTAAACCCCTTTCAGAGTGTCCAACCTGATACGTTTGTCTGTTTGCTCCCAAACTCTCCCCTTTTTAAAAGCAAATTTCCCCCTTATAGGGGGAAAAGAAAAACTTGCATTTTTTATGGTAGAATGTCTCGTGTTTTACGCATAGATAAATAATATTTTTCCACACACTTCATGTAGTGGTTTATGATACTTTCTACCCTATCACTCCACAATATATTGTGGTTATGTCAGATAGAGTTATTTTTTGTCCTGCATTTTACGCATAGATGATTGCTCTTTTGCAGTCTTTTTCCCTGATTAAAAATTCAAATATTCTTGTGCCGCGTTTTCTCTCATTGACGCGGATCCGCGCCAGTAGAAATTGGGATTGATAAAAATGACGTTGGGAATGTACTTGATGAATCCCTGTTTTTTCAGTCTACGTTTCATGCGGTCAATCCTGGGGCGTGTGGTATCGAACTTCTTGGCAATGTCCTCTGCCTTCATCATAACTCTATTTCTTGCCGATACGGAAAGTAACCAAAATAGAAACTGCGTAGTATCGAAATAAATTTTAAAATTCAAGGTATCGAAGAACAGCATACCGAAATTTCGGTTCGGCGCTTGGTCTCTCATGTACAATACGTTGTGGCGGTACTCTTTGAGTTCCCCCGTCGTATTGTCGTGAAGGATGATATTATCTTTAATTTCCGCGACCTTCTTATTCGGTCTTGCGGATTTTTTTACCGTCATTGCAATTTACTCCCTTAGAATAGATATATATATATTAACTTATATAAGTACTTTAAGTAACTTAATAAGATGATATAAAAATGTAGCATGGAAGATACAAAAGTATTTCATGAATAAAATGCTTATATCGCCCTATTTTTCGGATTTTTTCGAATTTTACCGAAAGTACGGACGATATCATCGAGAATGCCGTCTCGCCCGAAGGCGACGGCAGGGAAAAGTTTGGATTGGATTATGAAATTGCCGTTGTATCAATTTTGGGCTTGTTTTAGGGGCTTACACGCCCCTATTGGTTTCGGTCGAGTATATTCCTGTCTTCGCCCTTTCGCCTGTTCTTGCCCGTATAGCGCGTGCCGAATACGATTTTATGAAATTCGCGTGTGTCGTAATGTTTCTTAGCAAGGCGGATATAAATAGTCATTTTACGTATCGTGCCGTTTGTGCTCTCGTATTGGCGTTTTAACGCTTGCTGTTGCTTGTCTTTGCCGAGTAGTCGCCGGTCTACTTTGAACGGCTCTAAGCGCTGTAACGCGCTTTCGTATTTGTCGTAAAAAGTCATTCGAAGTTTGAATATCCTTCCGATGAGCCGCCGACAGCCACGGCAGTCTATGTAATAATCGCTGTGCTCGCGCAGTTTGTCCCATAGCCTGTTGAGGTTCTGCACGTTGACGTGAATATTCATATCGTACAGTTGTTTGGATATAGCGTAGAATAACGGTAGCGTCGGATAGGTCTTTACCAGGTCGCCCTGGTGCTGGCTCGGGAGGTATATGCCGCCGTCACCGAGGAAATAGTCTTGCCCTTCCCACTCTTCGCGCTTTTTTATCTGCTGCACATTGCCGTCGATAAAATGCTTGTAATCGTTTTCGCCCAGGTTCAATTCTTTGATATCGACTATCGTCGTTTGGTCGGAGTATTTCATATTGGAAAGGCAAGGCTTTTTCCTGCGGTTTACCACGTAAGAAAACAGCATATCTTTCCCGCGTCGCTTGTGCCCGGTGACGGTTACGCTCCCCGCGTCGAACGCTTTCATAATGAATTTTTTGTCCATAGACGAACGTATCAAAGACAGCGCGACGAATATCCCGACGATTACGGTCACAACGGTAAAAATTATGTTTATCATGCGTTACCTGCCTAAACTCAAAATCGCATAGAAGATATACTTCACGAGTTTATAGATGATGGCGAGCGTGAGAATAACGCCGAATATCGCCAGGCATAGTACTATGAATCCGATGAAATTCTGCGTTTCCGCCGTCAACGTCATGCCTTCCGTGTTGAAAAGCGATAAAATGAAGTCATACCACATTTTGAAAAAACTTTCCATGTTTTACCCCTTAAATAATTTGATGAGTCCCAGGATCCCCAGCCCGAACAGCACGAAATACTCTATCGTGTATTGTCCGAAGTCGGGTATGTATTGGGTCACAAACTCGATGATCGTTGTCATGATGTTCATTTGAATATCCCTATTATAAATTTAATTATCGCTATTATAAGAATAGTCGAAATACCTGCTTGTAAAATAAAATCTATTATAGAAACCGAATTGTAATTCGGAATGATTTTAACGATAAGCCCTATGATGTCGCCTAAAATAGGTATTCTCCCTACCGTATTTTCTACGGCTACATTTAAAGGCGAGTTAAGAAAGTTTAAGACGATTTCGGAAAAAGCAATGAATTTGTCCCAAATATTTTTGATTACTTCTAACGTCATTATCTTATCCTCCCGCAAAGAGTTTTAATGCGATGAGGACGAAAAATATAGAAATCATGACGTTCAAAATGTCTTGTAACGAGATCGAGCCGAAAAGGTCTACGTTTAAAGCGGCTTGCACGGATGCGATCAGTTTTTGGATAGAAGTAGTCGGACCTTGTCCTTCTATTAATCCCGCGGAATAGCCGTTTTGATAGCCGTCGTTTTTTCCTTGCGCGTATCCATTTTCAAACCCTTCGTTTTTGCCTGTTACATATCCGTTGTTATATTCGGTGGCGTTGGTTCCCGTTCCCAGATCGACGAAGTCGCTTGCTAATGTGTCTTTATAATAAGGCGTGTAACAAATAATCAGCCTTTGTACTGTAATCGGTTCGGAAAGATCTTCGCTCGTTTTTATTCTATATCCGAAACCGTTCGGATTCGGTTCTTCGTCTGTTGTAATAAAAATTTGTCTTCCTGTCTCAGTTTCAAACCATGATTGCATAACTTTTTTATTTGTGTAAAGTTTCGCATAAAAATCATTATCGTTTTGAAATTTAAAAGGTTTGGAAAATTTTAATTGAATATAAAAAGCGTCTGTATCCGGCGTTTGATTTGTTTTTCGATATTCTTCTATTTTTGCAAAAGCATTATCGAAAGATATCCCGTAAGTGGTAAAAATAATATCTGTTGATGTGTCTTCCCATGTGTTGGGTTTATATATTTTTTCAATGACAGCGTCGGTAAAGACTCCGAACCAGGTTCGATTCGTGCCTTCATTATATCCTTCGTTATAACCGTCTTCCTTGGCTTTAATAAGTTGATTTGCCTCATCTATCACGCGTTGACTGATATCTTTCGGAATATTAGATACTGCATACAAATTATCTAACAAGGGAACTATTTGCGCCAAACTAATTTCTTCGTAATTGCTATAAATATCTTGGTCGCTGTATATCCCGTCGTCTGTCATTGTTATCGTAATATCAGATATAATATGACCTGCTGAAACGTAGCGTACTTTTTTATTGATTAATGACGTTATCAGACTATCTATGGAAGTATATATTTCATTACTAACCTTTAATAAATCGGTTCCGGATCTATAAATAGTAGATTTTATCGCGCAATTCGGATAAATCATACCGTTGATATAGCCGTCTGTTTCAACCATATTATTTGGATCGAGCGTAGTCATTAGCCAATTAGTAAATCCGTCTTGGTCTCCTAACGCTCCGATAATTGGCCATGCACAAGATAAATGGAGAGTATCGTTATTTATGATTTGTGGATAGTTATTTAAAAAACCTGGCTCAACGGATCCGCTAAACCAAACAATTTTATATCCCGAGTTAGTTGATTCGTCGGAAGCGGGATAAATAAGATATTTGGAACATCCGGACGGCGCGAACTGCGTGATATCGGTATATTCTTCGGTTACGGTCGTATCGGTGTTTTCCGCCGACGCACTTTTCGTGCCTGCGCCGATAACGTTGATGAGGATTAAAAGCCCTATCAGAAGCACTGCTATTATCGTCAGTACGATATATTTTTTCTTTTTTTTGTCCATAATACTACCTATTAAAAGAAAAGCCCCGACTGTGATAAAAGTCGAGGCTTTCGGGTTCGGTTACCCTCTCATCGGGAAGAACGAGCGGATAAGGTTAAACACCAACAAAATCAGCGCCACGCCTGCCATGATGATAGCCATGATACCGACGAAGGTCAGTTTCCCGGGTTCTTCGCCTACGCCCGGCGTCCAGAATATGCCGCTGATTTTTTGGAATATCGTGACGAAGAAGGTCATGACTTCCGTCCATACCGCTGTAAATGCTGCAACCATTTCGTAAACTCCTTGTTATTTATTATCAAAACGGGAGTGGTGCGTCTTCCTCTAAACGACAGAAAAAGTTTACGTTCAAATCTTGGTTTCGGATATTCACGTTCACAATGTCGCCGAGTTTGACCACTCCGTTTTCGATTGCGTCGATTTTCTCATGGTCTTCGCGCTTATCCTGATACGTGCGTCCGTACGTGTCGGCAAGTTCGCCGTCCTCGCTCCACTCGTTGACCATGAACATATATCTTACTCCCTTGAATGCGGGGATTTTCTCCCCTGTCTTGCTGTTGGTGCGTTCCTTTTCATCGACCGTCTTTTTGCCGATATACATTGCCTGTAAAATCATGAGTTAAACTCCCTTAAATTTATTTACCCCCTTGTATCCCCTTTCGGGGAAGCGCCGCAGGGAGTACTAACGGCGCTCCTATATATCAACCTCGCCCCCGTGCTCGACGTTTTTCCCTGCCGTCTTCGCGTTGGCGTTGATACCTCAATAATTCCATTGTTGCGCCATAGCCTTGGCGATGCCCGGAAACGTTTTCGAACGTATTTTTGCCGAACGGTGCGCCGCCGTCCAACTGGGCGCTGCCGAACGCCTGTTCCGCTCGATGACGTTTGGCATTAAGTACGGCAAGCCTTTCAGCCATAGGCACGTTTGTTTGCTGTAATTGTCCCCGAAATCGTACGGTTGGATGATCTGGCTCCACGGCGGCAACTCCGCGCGTTTCATTGGGCGCGGGTTCTCTATGCAGATTCGCTTGCACGTTGAATTGTATATCGCCATGAAAAACTCTCGTGCCTGTTTCAGCAGCGCATAGCGTTCCTCATCGATCACGCCGTGTTTTACCAATCTGACCGCCCCCGCAATGGTTAAATATGTGCACGGCGGGTGTGCAATGATTAAATCCCAATCACCGGCGTTTATCACTTTCAACGCGTCATCGAGTATATGCCATTCGGGGTGACCGCCGCTACACGGTTGAATATCGCAACTGAATGCCTGGTGACCGAGTTTCCGAAACTCAACGGTTACGCGCTGACTTTCTTCACAGGCTACTAAAACTCTCATGTTTCATTCGTCCTCGAACTTGAATTTGTCTTCCCGGCTCTTTTTGGGCGGTGCAGTGATTTTGATGAGTTGGTTCACGGCTTTCATGTAGCCGCGTACGTTATGGAACATAAAGACATCAAACGAACTGCTTTTCGGTACGTCCTCTTTGTAGTAGCGTTCGATATGTTGCACGTTGAATAACTCATCGCCGAGCATTTCAACGATTTTCTGTTGTTTTTCGGTCAGTTTCATTTTGAGTGACCAATTCCTCAAAAAATTTTTTGATAATCATAATTTCGCATATGTGTACGAGCGAATGTTTTACCGTCCCTAACGCGATTGAAGAAAAGGAATAACCCTTTTTTTCGTTCTGTATCAGGATAGAAATAGAAAATATATTTATGTGACGACTTCATATTGAGTCACCACCACCGCAAAAATTATCTTTGCGCTCGTCTTCTTTTTGTAGTTTGTCTATCAAACTGATAAAATCTACGACTTTTTTAGTCTTTTCAATATCAACTTCTTTGATTAATTCGTTAGCTAATGAATACAAATTAGCTTTTAACTCATAATACTTTGCCTGTGTTAATCTTGCCAT